TCGGCGAGAGCTCAATGTGGATCCAGTATCCGCCTGGGCCTCCGTTGTTTTCGGCGTCCCATTCTTTCCAGCCTGGAGCGCCGTCACGGTTGCAGCGGAAACCGCGTCCGTGTGTTCCCCAGACGTACTGATGGATCTCCTCGATGCCGAGGGCGACGTGGTTGTCGGCGAGCCAGTCACAGATCTCGGTGACTAGTTCTTGCTGGGATTGTTTGTAGCCAGCGTCGAAGGCGCGTCCTGTGCCGTGTACTGAGAGCATGGTTGATCCGCGCATCGGACGGTAGGCGTAGACCCCGAGGTTCTTAAAGCTCCATTTAGTGCTGAGAATGTCTAGGAGTTTGAGCGCTCCTGGGGTGGCTTTGCCTGTTGCGCTGGCGTCTTTGTTGCCTGTGTAGGGCATTGCTGTACTTTTTGGAGCTGCTTTAGGCGTTGTCATCTTTGTCTTTCGTGTGTTTCAGGCCGTTCGAGGCGAGGACGCCTGCGAGCGATCCTGTTAGGAACATCATCATCGGGGAAAGCAGGCTCCAGGCACTTTTGTCGTTGTCTGAGACCTCGAGAGGCTGTGTCACAAATAGGAGTCCGTAGAGCAGAGCTGCTGTGGAAATGAAGAACGTGATGGAGAGTGTGATGCCGACGATGAGGATGAGTCGCGCTTTGATTTCGTCGTTGTTCATTCGTGGGCGTAGTGGTGGAAGTTTCATGGGCAACGGTTTTCTATCGTTCGTGTGTTGCCGACGCTGGCTGTGTCAACGGTAATGGTTGTTGCTGTGCGTAGTGCTTTGTTTTTTGTGCGTACACAATTTACGCGCTCACGGTCTCCGCATGCGGTGAGGATTGACGCCAACAAAAGCGCCACAAAACTAATCCGCCACAACATTTTGCCCATAACCTGCGTCTAGTAGCTCTTGTATTTCTTGCTCATTGGCTTCTCGGGTTTCTATTTCGCCCGTTACAGCGTCGGCCCAAGTAATAATTATTTTAGGATTGTCGGTACCCATACACGACTGCCTTTCCTGTTGAGAAGTTATAAGCGCCAGATATTAGACGTATGCCGTCGTAACTTGTGTTCACTGTGTGAACGCTGCCAAATGACTCTGGCTGTGATGCAGCTGCGCCAGCGCCATAATTGCATTGCCCAAATGCAGTAGTCCACAATGCCAAAAACGGTTGTGTAATAGTAATCGATTGGGCGTTTTTGCCCGCGTCAAATGGCATAAAGTTCCCACTTGTAGCCGCGCCTGTGTAAGACGCGCCTACAGTTGCGCCACTTACAGATATTCGAGTGCTGTTGTAGTTAGCGCCTGCTGCTGGCGTGGTGCCCGACAATAATTGCCAGTTAAGGAATACTCCACCTGCGCTGTTTGTCAAGTTGGAAATGACTATTTGGTAAGCGTCATAGGTCGCCGAGAAACATGAAGTGATGTTTACCGCTGTGCCTGTAAGCGCGACTTCTTTAATGTAAACGAGCCCGCTATTAAGCATGTAAGTGTTTGCAATATCTGCGGTCAATACTTGACCTACGGTTAGGTTTGCTGAAACGGCCATTAGTACCCCAATTTTCCTGTATTTAGTTTGCCAAAAACGGCATCGTCCAAAATTAGTGTCGAGTTCAACGACGCGCCCGAAATGTAATAAGTCCACCTTGACGACTCGGGCGTCGCCGTCATAGTGAAACCCTCAATAATCCCATAATACGTCGTGCCACGGAACTTAATCGGCACTTGCATCCCGATCAGTAACGCCGTCGGTAAGCCCATGTTGTTGAGTTTGAAACTTGTCTGAGCCTCCGACAAGCACGAAATACTCGAGATCTGCACATCCGTAGTTGAGTACTGCGAGAGCATGAAGTTCGCCAGATTGAGCGCCGTCGTTGTGGTGCTTGAGAACGTGTTGAACTTGAGCGAGCGGTAAGGCCCAGAACCGCTCGAGACTGTTTGTGCAGCTGGAACCGTCGGCGTCACCGTTACCTGCGTGTAGTAGTTGTCGCCGAACGCCGAGAACTCAATGTTGTCATAGACCTGGTTCGTGGCGTTGTTTGCTGTGTCGGAAAACGATGCGGAGGAGGCAACGATGTCACCTGGGCCGTAAACGATCACAGCTGCCGCTTGAGCCATCCGCCCGTTGATCGTTCGGATGTACTGAGAGAGCCATTCGCCGTAGGTGTTTGTCACCGTGGACGCCGAGACGCTCTGGGTAAGCGCGTTGGTCTGTGGGTTAATCGTGAGACCGCTGTAGAAGGCAATGTCGGATGCAACGTTCGCAAAAAGTCCGCCAGTAATCGCTTGGCTGTTCCCTTCAAGTCTGCCGAAACGCGCAAAATATGACTCGCATGAGATGTTGATGAAGTCCGCATTGCCGACGCCCCCCGAGTACGGGATGCCGTAACTTACGCTTACGCCTGAGATGTAGCCAGCATAAACATATTCCTCAGATCCGTCGTGCTTGACGCGAATGATGTTGCCTGGCACGAGCGCGCTGATAGGTGACGCGTAGCCGTTTGGATAGCGGAGAGTTACTTGCGCCGTGTCTGCCGAGTATTCGTCTAACTGTTTCTCGCGCCCCTGCTTCATGCTGAACGACACGACGTTTGTGAGGTCAACGATTGTGCCTGGGGTTGATGCCAGCGAATAGGAGACGGTGTAAGTCTGGACTGCCATTATGGGTTAGTTATTCTGATCGGGATTGCGCCGTTTTGCCTCATGTAGTTTCTGAGAGCTGCGACTACTGCGTTCGGGTCTCCGCCGTTCACGTTGATGGTGACGTTGTTGCCCATACTTGGCGTGTTGTTGCCGGTGAGTGGCACGACGGCCTCTGGGCCTTTCTCACCGATCATGGCAAGGGTCGGGCTGTTGACGATGCCACCATTAGCGAGCATCGGAATATCGGGGACATCGAAGCCTGCTCCGCCGATGCCTGGAACCCAGCCTGGGATCTTGAACGAAAGTTTGCCGACTGTGTTGTTCCAGACTGTTGCGATGCCGTTGAATAAGCCTTTATAGACCGCGACTAGACCGTTGACGTATCCGCTGACAGCGGTGACGACGCCAGCGAAGCCTGCTTTGATGCCGTCGAATACTGTGCTGGCTGTGTTGCCGACAGCCTCAAATACCTTGCCAAAGATGTTGAACTTCATCTGGAGCACGACGAGAGCTGCGCCGACCGCGACAAAAAGTGCGACCATTAAGAAGATCGGGTTAAGTGCCATTACAGCATTGAAGGCTGCTTGGACGGCTGTGAAAGCGGTAGTGGCTGCAGTCCAGGCTTTCATCGCAAAGTTGACAGCGAGGATGGCTGTGGCGATGCCCGCGATCGCTCCGCCGACAACTAGGAATGTCGTGGTGTTTTCTTGAGCCCATGTTCCAAGACGCTCGATGTATGGGAGTACTGCTTGGATTGCTGGGAGTAGAGCTGCACCGATTGACTCTTTAGTTTCTGCGAGCCCGATCGAGAGTCTTTTGAAACGTCCTTCTGCGGTGTCTGCAGCTGCAGCTGCGTCACCTCCGAAAGTGTCCGCCAGTACTGACATCGCGCCTTCGACATCTAGCCCGTCTTTGAGGAGTGTCTTCATGCGCGGGTCGAGGGCTTTGAGTCCTTTGTCGTTTCCTGCGTAAGCCTTGGCGAGCGCGTCGGAAACTGTGGCTAGGTCTTTGCCTGTGCCTGCAGCTATGTCTTGAGCAAGTTTGAGCCCGTTTTGGGCTTCTTCAAGGTTTTCTGTGCCGGTGACAAGTTTTGCTAATGCTGGGCGTAGTTCGTCGTCGGCGGTGGCGGTCGCCATTGACAGCGAGGAAATAAAGTCCTCATTTTTTTTGATTGCCGAGTCTGAAGCATTGGTGACGCCTCGAATATTGCGAGCAAGCTGTTCCTGTGCAGCTGCGTCTTCCATTGCGCCTTTGACCGCATCAAATGCGACAGCGCCTAAACCTGCGAGGGCTGCAGCTGCTGGGACTGCTGCTTTCTTGATAGCAAACTGGGCTTTCTCGCCGACGGTCTCAAGTTGCTTGAACTCTTTGATCGCTTTGTCAACGCCAGCGCCGACGTACTCGGTAATGATCGGGATGTTGATAGCCATTAGCGCATCTCCTCGTTAACTTTTTTCATCACTCCGCGCACGAGATCCGAAAGACCTTGCTCGACGTCTGGGAGATGTTTTTCTGCTGTAGGCCACAACACTCGAGAGTTGTTGCTCCTGAGATTGTTGTTGAAGTTTGTGCCTGGGTTCGCTAGGCCTGCGACTTCAAAGATTGCGCCTGCTGGATCGCTCTGGGTCACATAAAGGACAGCGGACTTGTTTCGGCGCGTAGAAGTTTTGAACTTGACGCCAGCCCGAACCTTGCTCACCGTCCAAGGAAGCAAAGTCCGACCGCGCTTATCTGTCCACTTGTACTTCATGCCAGATAACGGCATCTGTGGGTAAGCGCCTTTAGCCTCGGCAAGCAACGGGGCGACAATGCTTCGCGCCTGACGGTTGAAGTCTTTGCGGTACTGGGGGTCAATACTTTTGAGGGCTTTGATAGCAGCTGCACCGCCGACAAACTCGGTTCGCGCTGTTGCTGTCATATTTAGCTCTTTCTCTGAGTGTTTATTACGTCTATGCAAGTCATGAGATCCTGCAAAGTGAAGTCTATGTCTGGGGGCCAGTAGCCAGTCTCGACAAGTAACTCGGCGAGGTTTCTTGCTACTGATCCCCTTCGGTGGGGTTTTCTGCCTCATTGCTGATGACGTCTAGTGTCACAAGTTTTCTGAGGAAGTCATCCAGGATGATTGGTGGGTTGTGGCCTTGCTGTTTTGCAGCTTCGTGGGCCAAGTATCCGAGCATCTCTATTGAGATACCGTTAGCGAGATCGGATGCTTTGACTTTGTATTTCCGTTCTAGTTGAACAATGTGAAAGAGATTAGTTTCAACAACATAATCTCCGTCACCTGTGTTCACTTTGATGGATAGTTTCATCGGTTTTCCTTTGCACGGTAGGGAATTGTTTTATGGGGTGATGTCGCGTACCCAGGTGCCACCTGAGAACGAAATTTCCATAATTTGGAGCTCGCCCACGGTGTAGGTGATTGGATAATTTGCGATCATGGTATTACTAATCGTCCAACTTGGATTTGAAGCACTCAATGCGCCTGAGCCTTTGATGACTTCAATGGTGGTGGTTCCAAGCCCGACCTGACCGGCAATAACGCCTTCGACCTCTGTTGCGCCGTACGACATATAAAGCGTGATTGTGCCTTCTACGGTCTGTAATCCTGGCACCATACGCTCGCCGAGGTCTCCGAAGGCGGTGCTAGTAAGTGGTGAATTGCCCAATGTCATGGAAATGCTCGAGGCCTGATCGGTTAAGTCCTGCGAAGCAATGGTCAATGAATGGGGCTGTGAAAGGTAAGTGGTTGTTGCCATGATTTCTCCTATGGGTTTCTTGAGGTTCCCACACGCACCGTGAGGTCGTATGAGGGAATGTCTTGGGATCCGATTGTCGTGACAGATGGAGCGCCCGAAATGAGGGAGATCGCGCTGTTCATGATCGTGTCGGCTGTGGTAATGAGGTAGTCCTCGGCGTCGCTGTTGCCTGGGGGAGCTGCGAGGATCCTTAGTCCGAAAGTGATTTCGGCGATGTTGCTGTTAAAGCACGTGAACGTTGGGGGTTCGACAAAGACTGTCATCGGGCGAGCGTTGCGGGAGTCTGTTACGACTGCCAGCCCGAGTCCCGTGAGCGAGGCTACAAGGGTGCTCTGGGCGCTTGCGAAGATGCCACTAGCACTCATGCGACTTGGCTCCGATTGACGCCGAGAAGACGGTTGATCTGTCCCATCGAGCTCCCCTCTC